ATTGATCCTCTTTGATAAGCCATTGTAATAGACACAAACTTCAAAGCTTTGATAGCATCACCACTAAAACGATGCTTTTGTATCTTGTATTTAGCCGTCCATGCATACAACTTTTCTATGCCTGTAGTACGGCCACCACCAAAGTCTTCACCAAATTCATCTAAACCAAACCCAGGAGCATCGCCGCCTTCAAAAGTCATTGACAATGTTGGATCAAGAACAGGAACATCGAAGCCAAGATCGTCATCGAACTTTAGATTGTCTTCTACAAAGTCCTCTCCGAAATCACTCTTGTCCTCGTATATATTGTCCGTAAACATTTCAACAAGAAACTTGTTATCTCCAATAGTATCGAAGTTAACGTATCGACTGCTTTTGGTTAAGAAGCGTTGCTGATTATCTGACCAAGGCTGTTCCCATATGAAACGTATAGGTACTCCACTGTCGGCAATATTTGCAACTGGATAAAATCCAGTATAATCTTCGAAAGCTGTATCATCGTCAAACATCTCTTGAGAGCCTACATAGTCTCGCTCAACTTCTTTTCCTTTTTGTTCTTCATTACCTAACCGAAAGATTTGTGTCCCTTCAGTCATAAAGATGTCTTTTAACGAGGAACGACAACCAGACCGGAATTTCCATCCTCGCCAATCTTGCCATGCTGCGATTTTTAACTTCTCATCGCGCTTGTATGTAAAGCAACGCCACTCTGTAATGGCACCATCTGTAATTCCATCTGGAATAAATAACATATAATTAGTGCGAGCACTGTCCCAAAGACTCCAAGTCTTATCTTCCAGTGCTATTGTGGAGTCCACCTTGTTTATTTGATCATGTATCTCAGGATCAATCAGATAGGAATCACGCTCCTCTGTAACACTCCCAGTGATCAAAGCACGTTTGACAGTGGACACACCATTTACATCTGTAAAGAGCATGTTCTTGCCAACAGTCTGGATCACTCTATTAGAAAGTGCACCTACGTTTTGAATTGCATCATCAAATGTTGGAACATGGTCCGTGCCGGAAAAGACACCAAGTGTTCCAGGTAGAATAGCTTCTTCAAACATAACCAATAGTTGATCACGAAACTTACCAAGACCTTTAATTGTGGACGAACCACTAGGAACACGGGAACCAAGGTCAAGTGTAATGCTATCGTTTGGATCACTGGCACCAACAAACGTGCCACTGGTGTCTGTGTTCGAAATGAATAGTCTATCTTCTTCACCAGGAGTTAGACTGCCTGCGAATACAAGATAGCGTCCAGCCGTTGTGACGAACCGAGCAATTGGAACAAATGCATTTGAATCATCAGCAAGGTCTTTTAGAAAGCTTGCTCTCATACTAGTATTAACTATAACAGGCTTGTTCACTCCGTTAGCAACGATCAGTTCACCATTAAAAATGGCAAACGATACAAAGAATGTTGGACCCCAACCATCTGGAGAGCCTTTTAAGATGTTTGCCCACTCATCAGACCAAATCTCTGCGACAGACCCTTTTGCATCGACTTTGACCATTTTACCGTTAGAACCAACAGCAACAATATGGTTGTTGTAATATTCACAACCTATGATCTCATCTAGGTATTCAGAAGTGTCAGCGAATAGTATTGTTCCTGGGCGTACAGATAAGGCACCATCAACGCCTCTCTGCATATTCTCTAAAATCTTTGAAAACTTTGTAGATAGGTTTAGATCATTATCAACAACATTCCACCCACCACTAAAGTCACGGATAGTGGCATCAAGAAGCGCTTGGCTTCTCCTCATTGGTTTCTGTTGTCGAGCAGAGTAGTTAGGCATTAGGTTAAGGCCGTGAATCCAAACGTCTGTGGTAACGCTGTTGAAGGATCAAGGCTAATAGGCCCGGAGTCGTAATTACGAATGAGTTGGGACTCTCTGTCCCTGTACATTCTTTCGAATTTAGCAGTTGCGTTCGGGTTTGCTCCATCATCTTCTAAGTAATCAAATGTCGCACCAAGGATCAGTGCTTGATCATCAAAGTCAACCGTGTCAGTTGGAGCAAAAGTATCTGGCTTTGTACGGAAGCCTACTTCAATAGTTCCTGTAGAGGCTTTGGGCCAAATCTGGAACACACGAGATGTTTTATTTGTATCAGTTGGGCCTAGGCCAGAGAACTGTATAGGAGTGGTTCCGGCCAGTAACAAGACATTACGTTTTGTCATTGTTACTTCTGTCAATGGTTTGTTTGAGTCCGTTACATATATTACAGCTAAGTCATCATACCGTTTGATGAGGTCTGTAAGATCAGTTGTAACAACCCCAAGAGTGCCATCTAGGGTGTAGGTAGCAAAAGTAAAGAATTGTGGCCACCAGCGCATTTCGAATAAAGTGTCAAACCTATATTGTATCATTTCTGATATGCGATCTTCTGCATAGGTTTGTACACCAGTCCCACTTGCCATAGACAAACGGGATTGTACTCTAGTATTTAATTCTGCAAGTGTTGTCATAATAGTAATTGGGCCGGGGAGGAAGGGGAGGGCAAAACTCCCCGGCCCTTCCTACTTAGCCGTTATACTGTTCGACACCGTGAAGATCACTAGTGTCTACAGCGTAGCTGACTTCGTAAGTGATGCTAGCATCACATGGAGTGGTTACGAGGATACTTCCTCGTGAGTCTTCCGTAGTAGCAGTCTGCGGATCAGTGTCATTGCCAGCAACGAACGTAATCGGCTCGACAGTGATCGAATAGTTTGCAGCACCAGCCGTTGGAGTACCATCACCAGAGATACCAATTGCTTCGTACTTGTCAACACGACTTGTTGCTTGGTCATTGTCAGTAGTGGCTGTGTCACTATCTTTGTCAGCGACAGAAGCACTATTAGCAATAACTAGACTAAGACCAACAACATCAGTCGATCCAACAACAACAGTTGAGGTTTGAATACCTCCAGTGCCTGTCGTTACAACAGAGTTGACGCCGGTAATTTGTCCTGCGACTGGACTTGTTACAACAACGTCAGCCCCTGATGCATAACGAACTGCATCAACTTCGACAAACACTTCTACTGGGTCAATGGGGAATGATACATCGTCTTCAGTATAGGAAAGCATCTTCTCAGCCTTATACGGAAGGCCAAGTCGATCAGTCCAACCCATATCGAACGTATCACCTGTTGCACCAGCAGCGACAGCTACTTTATCAATGAAAGCAAAAGCTTTGTTTCCTTTGATAACCGTAGTACCTGAAAGTGTCATGTTCTCCTGCATTCTTGCACCAAGATAATCACGACCACTGACCGTGACTACGTGGTTAGAACCAGCAGTACCAGTCATTGTCAGGCCACGCCCATAAGTAGCATTAAGTTTGCCAGCAACTGACTCACCTACATGAGTGGATGAGCCATCAAACGTAGTTTGCCAGTCTGAACTGGTAAACGATGTTGCTGAATTGGTTGCACTTGCAGTCGCAAGAATACCGTTTGGATCAGCAGTAGACGGTGCTCCTAGCGAAATGAAGTGCCTACCTTCTACAACATCAGCAGCAAATTCCATGTTTGGAACATACTGGCTAATGCTAAGAGGGTAATTAGTAGCAATAACCTTAGTCATAACCTTTCTCCGTTAAGTAGTATGATGGACAGGTTTGACAGTGCGCTCTTTCATTTCAGACATGTCTTTAAGAGACATATCTTCAGGCTGGTCAACTACTTCGCCTGAATCCATGTCAACAAGTTCTGGAGTTGCAAGAAAGCCTTGTCGTTTCATTTCTGATTCTGTCCAGATGTGGACCGAGGCACCATGAGGAAAATATACCATCCAACCAGCGTCAACTTCTTCATCGTGGTATGTGAAACCACCAAGAAGAATAGACTGGTCATTTTTGTCAAGGATTGGTTTTCCTTTACCATCTACCTTAACATTTGGAGTGGCAATTCTCCTTTTACTGGTGCCTGGGAGTTTATGTACCTCAAACCGAGGCTTGATCTTACGTTTTGGCATCCCCTTATGCTCCATTACTCGTTGATCAAAACGGCATGTGTGCGGAAAGCTTTCCACATACACCATTGGCCTTGCCAAACAATTCTACGTCCGCTGGCATCAATCGTCCAAGGAGCAACAAGTTCCTTGACCTTCATGTTAACATGCTTGAGAACGTG